AAATATTTTTAAATATACTCCATATATATCACATTCACCACCTTCTTCTTCTTCACCATCAACCCAAACTTTTATATCAAGATTATCTATTTCATCCCAATCCCAAGTATTATTTGGTGTTATATTAAACCAAATAACATCATCCAGACTAGTTCCGCCAACTTCTGTTGAAGTGAATGTAGTAGTTACACCAGTTGATGGCCAACTAAATATTGGTTGCATAGATAATGTATTTTTACTAGTTCCATTATCATCTTCATTTAAACAAACTACACCTACCATAACTCTTACTATTTCTCCAGTATCTTCAGTATTATTATTAGCAGTATATGATATTACTTCAGAAGTTAATTCAAAATTAACATCAACACTAGTAGATGATGTTTCATTTCCATTAGTTGAATCAGATAAATTACTCCAAGTTTCATCAGATGTTGATGTTTGACTATTTGATGTATAATAACAAGTAATTGGATTATCAATATCTTTATTACCTATAGCAATAAATTTAGCAATTCTAACTTCTTGAGTTCCAAAAAAAGTTTGAGCATATACTCTAATTTCTAAATCATTTTCTATAAAACTTTTATTTAATGTTTCCCCTGTAGATATTGTAGTAGACATTATTTGATTTGGTTTCTGCATAAGTCCAAGATTTACAAATGATGAAGGAGTTCCATCAATAACTGCTGACATATATATTAAAGCAGAACCAAATGTAATTGAATCAGGTAACATTATTCCAATTTCTACAGAATCAAATTCATCTGGCCAGTCATATGGATCTCCACCACCGGAATGTTCTAAAGTTTTTCCTTGGAGCCATTTAGTAGATTCACCTGATGTTGAAACTGTTCTATAAGCATAAGTATCTTGTTCACCATCCCATGCTTTTGAATCATCAGTCCAATTAGCTCCAATTTCTGTTCCAGTTGTTGCTGTAAATATATATTGTTGTGGAAAATCCATTATGATAAATCTCCTAATTTAACTCTTAAAACATTAGATGTATCCCTAATTGTAATTGTATCACCAGTGAAAACAGTCTTACCATCATCTGATTCAATAGTAACAAGACCAGCATCTAAAGTTCCTGTTTGAATATTTGATGCAGTTAATAAACTAGTTATAACTTTACCACCTGATATAATAGTAGTATCACAATCAGTTGCACCAACTGTATCTTGAGTAGCTAAATCACCTTGTCCAGTTATATTTGCTGCTGTATTAGCTGAAGTAACATCTGCATTATTATCTGGTTTACCTGTTCCAGCAACTTGAGTACTCCAATCAGCAGTATCTTCTTGAGCTAAAGCACCAGCATCTGTTTGAGCTATACCTGTAGTTCCTGATTTAAATGTCATAGTTCCAACAATTTCACCAGAATCAATATCAATTTTTATTCCAGATGTTGGGTATGAAGATGCTTGAATAACACCCGTAGTTATATTTCCAATATCAGCAGTAATAGCTGATAATGATTCTACTGATATATCTTCAGCAATAACAATTCTTCTAAATACTAATTCATATATAGTTGAAGATGATGCATTAATATGTAATCTACAATATCTAGCTACTTCTCCATTTGGAAAGAAAGCATAATTAAAACCAGCACTAGTTGTCCAATAATTTGTTTGAGCTAATGCTTCTGATGCTCTACTAACTAATCTATCTTGACCATCAACAGTATCTAAACCATGAGTTGCATTACCTGATAACCAACTCCAAGAATCACCTTCCTCTCTTTTATAAGAAATATGAACTTGATATGCACCAGCTGTCCATATTTGTATTCCATTAATGAAATTTTCAACACCTAAATCATATTGAATCCATTTCCATCCACCAGTATATGTAACACCATCTGTATCAAATACTCCATCATACAATTTAGCTAATGTTGTAGGTGTATTTGAATCTTCATCAGTAATTATAATTGATGCACTTAATTCAATATCAACATCTTCTGCTGGTATTTGTGTAGGTGAACCAGAAATACCACCTGTAGCAGTACCAACACCAAATAAATCATAAGGTTCAATTTTAAAATAATATGTTGTTCCAAAATCTAAACCTGCTACATCTATCCAATTAGTTGGATGAGTAACTATTTGTGAATTAGCTGTTGGTGGGTTTGATGTATCCCAATAGACTTTATAATAATCCATATCAGTATCAGTAGGTACTGACCAATCAACATTTATATAAGTAGGTCCATTTGTAGCTACTGGTGTTATTCCACTCATATCAGGTGCTGGATTTGTTGCTGTTAATGTAGCATATCCAGAAGATGCATCTCCATTAAAATCTACAGTATATACATAAAATAAAATTGATCTCATAGGAGATGTATTTTGAGAAACATTATCAGCATATGTATATACAAATCTTAATTCATCTTTAGGAACTTGATATGTAGAAACTAATGTTGTACCTACTTCTCTTACCTCAACAGCATAATGAGATACATTACTATCACCTACTTCAGCAGTTTCAAATATAACATTACTAGTAGAATCATATACTGACCCAGTAGATGCATTCCATTCTATAACACAATCTCTACCAGACCAAAGACCACTACCTTCTTCAGTATCTAAACCTGTAGGTGCTTCTAATTGAGATAATTCAGCAGTTATATTATAATCACTAACTGTTAACCAAGTTGAAAATATCCCAACACCTACTGCTCTTACACTTATATCATAATCATCAGATGATACTGGTGCCCAATCATATGAATTTTCAGCTGTTGTATTTAAATTAATCCATCCAGCATCAGCAGGTTTATATCTTAATTCATATTGAGTAGTTCTTGGATCAATTGAATGTACCCAACTTATTTGAATACCATATTTTCTTATATCTTGATCACCTTCTGTATATGAATATGATTCTAAAACTAATCCTGTTGGTGGTTCTAATATTGATGGTAATAAAGCAGTACTAATAGGAACTTCACCAACAACACCTTCTTCAATTCTTGCATATTTATTTGGATCATATTCAACACCCATGATATTATAAAAACTATTATCTTCAGTAACACTAACTATAACAAATTTACGTGTTTCTAAATTAGTTGCTGATAAAACTAATTGAGCACCTTCAAATGGAATATCAGCTAAAGGTACAGTCCAAGTAAATGTATCAGTTGTAGCAGGTGAATTTGTTAACTCTCTTGTTTCAGCATCACCTTCCGCCCATTGAATTAACATAGTATATGTAACACCAGATTCAAGTTCAATTTCCTTATCTAAAACAAGAGATGTTGTAGTTCCTGATTTAATTCTTCCTTCTAATATAGTACTAGCATAATTTGGATCTTGAATTGCTATTAATGTTCCAGGAATTGCATCCGCCCATTCTAATCCACCAGTAAAGCTAACTGTTTCTCTTGAATTTATATCTGTATCTAAAACATAATTACCTCTTCTAATTGCTTCAGTTCTAGAAACACATCCAAAAGCAGCGAAATCCATTTCATTATAACCTAAATCAATTATTGATTCTTCATCCACAATTTCATCAACTGTTAATCTTCCTAATTTCTCAGGATCATTCCAAGATACTTTAACAACTGAATGTCTATCTCGTTTAGGTATTCCTTGATATGCAAATCCATCTTCACTAACATTACTTAATCCTACTGGTCTTGCTGGTGAATTAATTGGTTTATCTTGAACGAATGAAATTTGACCAGCAGTCCACATAGGATATGCTCTCATAACTGCACTTAAATTTGTAATAACTTCCATAGCTTGAGTTCTATTTTCAATTACTCCATCAAAAGAAAATCTATGTTCTGAGCTTGTAGTATCAACATATGAACCATCAGATTGTTTATCTCTATTTGAAACAGTTATTAATTCATCACAATATTGAGCGCATGAATATAAAGTCCATTTATCAACCATACTTTCTTCAATAATTTGACCTAATCCAATTTCTGGGTCTGTTAATAAATCATATATCACCCAAGCAGGATTGTTACAAGTACCAGTTGAAAAAGTACCATTCCAATCTCCAGTATATGTTCTAGAAACTGGATTATAATTATCAGGTATTTTAATCTTACGACCATTAATTCTATATGCTCTTGTTGGAATTTCAGTCCCAAATGATGAACTATCAATAGTTAATCCAACAACTGATCTATCATAATATCTTAATTTAGTTTGAATAACTGTAGTATATGAAAACCATTTAAAAGCATTAACTAGTTTAGCACTTCCACTATCAGCAGTAATTCTTTCAACAGTAACCACCCAAGGAGCATTTCCATATTGAGCTAAATCTTTAATTACAAATTGTTTTCTATATTCAGTAATACATTTACCATATATTCTACCAGCTCCATTTGGATCAACAACTGTTTGTTTTGACCCAGCTCCATTATCAGGAGTAACTGAAACTTTTAATTTTAATGTTGTTTTTAATAAATCACCTTTATCATTTTGAGATAACATAGCAGGGATTGAAATAGTAACTTTTAAATCATCAACATCACTACTTGTAATAGTTCTTGTAATAGCTCCACCAGCAATTGTTACATCACTATTTACAGATGATGTATTTTCAACACCATTAAATCCTGGCATATATGATTGTGATGAAGTACCTGTTCTACCAGTTAATGTTACACCTTCAAAATTATAAGAATCATCATCATTTTGAATTGGAATTTCATTTAAATATGTAGATTTAGTCCAACTATTATTATTTGCTGGTCCACCAATCTCACCTTCACATAATAGATCAACAAGATTAGCATATGAATTTGCTATTAATGTATTTTCATCTTCTTTAGGTATATATTGTTTACTACTTCCACCACCTTTACCTTTATTACCTTTGATTATTTTTTTATTATTCATTATACTACATCTCCTATTTCTATTCCACCAGAAGTAAATATAGAACCAATAAATACATCAAATCCATAAACTACAGGTACAGCTCCACCTGATTCAGTTCTATTTAATGGACCGTTGAATAAATATGATGGTTTCTTATCAGGGTCTTCCCTACCAGCATAATCTGTTACATTAGGTGCTGGAGCTAACATACTAGCAACACCACTTAACATTAAACTTACACCAATATTTATTAACCAAGTTTGTCCAGTAAATACTCCAACTACTGTAAGAACAACACCAAGAACAGCTTTACCAAATCCACCATAACCATATGGTAAAGGTAATACATGCCAAGTAGTATCACTAAAATTCATTTCTACTTCTTCTTCACTAACATCCATACAATCTTTTAATTTTAATGAAGACCCACGTCTTATAACATATCTTCTATCTTTATCAATAAAAGATCTAAATCCAGGTCTTTGTGAATCTACAGCTTTCATTAATTCATTAACTGAATTAACATTACAATCTATAAAAGCACCGAATTTCTTTTTTAAATTACCATATAATTTAATCATTTCTTAATCTCCATGCTTTTCTTAAATATTTTTTATTGAAATTTATTGGATATAAACCGCTTATATTATTATACATATGATGTAATACTTGTCCATTTTCATTAACATAAACCCCAATATGGTTTATATGACGAGATCCATCAATGTTATATAATAGCATATCACCAACCTTTAAATCATCAGGAGAAACCCACATAAACTTATCATCACCTTCTATATATGATTCAAAATAAGTTTTTTGTTTTCCCCAGAATCCCATTTCATGTGGTGGATAATCTATTCCAACACCAAATTTATTTATAAGATAGTCACTAACACAAGTAACACAATCAAATGCACCCCAAAAAAATGGACGACCTTCTATAGGAGCTAATTCCTTTTCACCAAATACAATACAATCCATTAAAGATTTATTTTTTAAATTTATAATTAATGATGGTAAATCTAATTCCTTTTGTTGAACTTGGTCAACAAATGATGCTTGATTTGAATCATTATGTGAGTGAACTAAACATTCAACATTTTTATTTATATATTCAACAAAAAATAAATCATCTTTAATTTCAAATGATAATTCTGGTGTTTCAGATTCATTTTTAAATTTAACATATTCACCATTTATAATAGCACCACAAGCTTCATTAGGAAATTCATCTCTTGCATGTTGTATAGCATCTTCAACACATTTATCATCTAAAGTTCCTGTATATATATTTGGACAGTATTTAAACATTTTATTCTCCTCGTTGTATAGATGCTTCTAATATTTTATGACAAGATTTACATAATGTCAACCATGAATCTTCATCTATTTTTGAATAATCTTTCGGTATTAAATTATTATGCATATGTAACCTTTGCTTATATTTTTGTTTATGTTGTCTATTTGTAATTCCACAATGTTGACAATAATCTTTACCAAACAATTTCCATACTTTTTTATGACAACTATTATACCAGTCAGTTCCACCTTTCCAAGATGGATTATTTTCACCACAAAAATTTGGACGAGGACCTCTCATTTTTTCTTTAGTTTCTTTAGATGTTAGATGTCCCATTAATGTTTTACTTATTCTTTTTCTTATTTCTTCTGGAATAATTTTACCTTTTTGAGATTCACTAACTTTAATAGCAATTTCTGGTCTTCTCATTGGATTAAGGTTTCCTTTTATATCAGGTCTTTTTAAACCAATTTTTCCTTTTCTTATTTTTTCACCTATTTCAATAGCTTTTTGTTTACCAACTCTTTCTTTTAATGTCTTTCCTTTGTCTGATCTAGTTTTTCTTTTTTTCACAATTTACCTCCATTGTAAGTTTATAATATGTTCTATAAAATTATCAATATCGGTAAGCTCTACCTATATGCAGCTCCGATCTGACCAACCAGCGGGAATCCTTTAAAAGGTAATTGGTCTGAATTTAATGGATATCTTAATTCACAATCACTTAATTTCTTTCCACATACATCTAAATCAATTGTTGTTGCTACTCCATTTCTTTTAAAATAATTAGTTCCTGTATAAGGACAAGTAGCATATGTATAAACTAATCCACCATTATATATTCTATATCTATTTTGACAATATTGTAATACTTGATTTCTAGGTATAACTTTATTTCCAATATCTATAGGTGCTACTAATTCCCATTCAATATAATGTTTATTCTGCATTGTTTTTTGTTCAATATAATATACATCCATTGGAAATTGAGCACTTGAATCAGCAGTTCCTTGACTATCTAAATATTTTTTAAAAGTTCTTAATCTAGAAACCTTTGCTCCTATTCCATCCTTATAAGCATTTACAAAAGCAACAAATGTTAATCCAACATTCGCTACTCTCATTTTTGGTCTTGGTAATCTACCATCACCAGTAATTTCTAATCCTTCAAATTCTACAGGTAATGCAGTATATGTTACTCCACCAAAAACAATATTAGATCCACCTTCTGTCATTGGAGTAAAGTAAGCAACACTACCACCTATATTAGTTGCATCTAAAATATATAAATCAACTAATTCAGATCCTGGATTTAATTTTTGAATATCAGTTTTTATTTTAGTATTAGTAGCCATTATGTTAACCCCGCCCATTCTTCAAAGACACAATTTATTGTATAATTACTTGCACCTATTGGTTGAATTGTCCATGAAGGAACTAAATATTGTTTTTGAGTTGCTCCAGCTTCTGGTGATGTCCAATTGAAATAATCATATCCACCAGTAACCGAAAAGAAATCCTCAACAGTTTGTTTATTTGTATCATTTAATACAAATGATAAAGACCACTTTTCTAAATTACTATTAATACCATCACCAACAATTTGTTTATAACCATTACCAAATTTAATCATTTTAACTCTTGGAGTATGATTTCTATTTGATGCAGTTGTTGGTTTAATATTACTTGGGAATGTAGTTGCCATTTTTATACTCCTTAATTATATAATATTCCACCAAATCTTCTTTCTTGACCTATAACTTCTTTAATTTTAGCAGTTATAGCTCTAGCAGTTTGGTCAGCAAATCTTTGTTTCTCTTGATCTGATCCCTCAGCACCCTGATCGATTGTAATATTATTTACAACATTAACTGATCCTCCACCACCTAACTCATGATTAGGTGTTACTATTCCACTACTTGATGGTGTGAATATCTCAGGTCCTTCTTCACCAACTATATATGATTTATTACCAGTAGCTTTACCACCACCAGCTAACATTCCAGCGATTCCACCAATGATAGATCCAAAAATACCACTACCACCTGTTGCACTTTGTAATGAATTTAATATTGTTTGTTGTAATATCATTTTAGCTATTTCTTGTAAGAATGATGCTGCGAATTCTCTAAAAGCATCTTCTGCAGATTTAGTTCCATTAATCCAATCTGTAAGAGCATCAGTCATACCAGATGTAATCATTTTATTAACTTTCTCTATATTTGCTAATTTAGCAGCAGTAGCTTCATCATCAGCTTCCTTTTCTTTAGCTCTTATCTCATCTCTATCAGCTTGTGCTTGTAAAGCAGCTTCACCAATTTTTTCTTGAAGTTCATTATAAGCTTCTAATCTTGCTTCAATTTCCTCAGATACTCTATCAGCTTCTTCATCTGCATATGATTGATTTATAGCAGCTATTTCTTGAGCTAATGTTTCTTCTAACTGTAATTTAATATCAGCAAATTCAGCAAACTTTTCTATTAATTTACCATATTTAAGTTGTACTTCATATATTTCTAATTCATTATTTTGTTTAGTAAGAGCTAAATTTCTTTTATGCATATCTTGAGAAACTTTATTTAAATCCTTAATAAGTTGTTCTTCTGCTGCTGCTGCTGCTCCTGCGCCACCATCACCACTATCTGGATCTCCACCTTTATTAGAGAAATCACTATGTTTTTTAAGCATTTTTTGTAATTTTAATTTGCGTGCTATTAAAATTAATTCTGCTTCTCTTGCTTTTCTATAATCTTCATATGCTTTAAAATTAAATTTAAAATCTATTAATGATTTAGCTGGCATCGTTTTCTCTAATTCATCAAATGCTTTAATATCATTTATACCATCTGAAATAATGCTCAACATCTTACCTAATACAGGAATTGTTTTTTGTTTCCAATATTCAGTTATATCATGCCAGTCATCATTAAATTTAGCAAATGCTTTAGCATGTTCATCATTCATTGTAGAGGTGGTATTCTTCATTTCTTCATCTAAATCTCTCATCATTTGTGTAACACTTACACCAGCTGAATCAAATAATTTAAATGCTAACTCTACTCTTTTTGATGATGATTCTACTTTCATTAACTCTCTTGAAATTAATTTAAATTGTTCCTCTGGTGCTAATTTATTTATATCTTTAGCAGTTATATTTAACTCTTTAAGAGCACTAACAGCAACACCAGTACCAGAACTTGCTTCAGAAATTCTACGATTCATTCTTTGTAGCGCCATAGTAAGAGTGTTAAATTCAACACCTGATAATTCTGCTATTTGTCTTAACTTATCTAATTCACCAGCAGTTGTTCCTAATCTTAATCCAAGTTTATGTAACTTGTCACCATAATCAATAATACCTTTTGAGTAACCAGCAAATGCTTTAGCTGATGCTGCTACTGCTGCTGCTAATGCTACTAATCCAACCTTTACTTTACTGAAACCTTTATTAATATTTTTAGAAGCTTTAACTGATTTCTTTTCCATTTTATCAACAGATTTAGTAACCTTATTAACGGACACAACTCCTGATCTTGAATCAACATCTAATGTTACTTTTAATTTACGTGCCATTTTTTTGATCCTCTGCTTGTTGTTTTAAAGAACTATTTATATAAATTAATATTTTTTGAATGTTAGTTTGGTTAACCTCAATACCTTCAAATTGTAATGCTTTTTCAATTCCTACTAAATTAATAGAACCTTGAATTAAAAAAGAATTATAATACTTTTCTATAATATTAATTATTTCAAAGTTACCTGGTAAAGTTTTTATCCAACCACATTGTTCAACACAATCAGGAGTTGTTTTATTAAATAATTCAATTGTTGATATACAATCTACACAGTTTATTATTTGTCTTTGTTTACTGGCGTTCCATCTAGCTTTTTTTTTAAATTATCTGCTTCATCAACAATAACTATTTCATCTCTTAATTCCATTGCTTTCTCAAGTGAAAACATTGCAACCTCCTGATCAAAATCAAAAACCAAACTTTTCATTTCATCATTACATTCAATATCTTGTTCTTTTTCATCTTTATAACCGGACCAATCTATAACAATGTATTTAAAACATTCAAGCATATTAGCTTGGTTCATAATAGTTTCGTTCGGTTTGATATTTATTGAGGACTGACTGATAGGACGAATGTTTAATTTGAATGTAGGATCATCTTTAAATTGGAACCATGTTCCAGATGCTTTTGATTTGTTTAACTTTCTCATTACTTTACTCCTTTTTTAGAGTTTGAAATTTTGTTTAATTAGTGGTGCAGCAGGAACACATTTACTACAATTGGGTGGTTTCCCGCTCATTTTCTTTCTAGTTCTTACACATTCATTACAATTTATCTTATTTGCTAAAAATTTTAACCAAATAAATGTCTCGTATGAATCTTTGTTTATTAATTTTTTTATTAATTCTAAAGTAGTCATTTTTTTGACTCCTTGTTTATGAGGGTCAATTAAGACCCCCATTTAATTTATATTATGTTCGGAACTTAAGCATATACTAAAGGTCCGTTACCCTTTACGCTCATACTAAAAGCCACCAAACTTCCATTATCTGCTGTTACATTAAATGATTCAATCCAACAACCACTTTCAGTATCTGAAACAGTATCTGAAGTATAGTAGTTAGTTGCATTTACATAAAATTCTAAATCTGTAAGCATGGTATGTGCTTCAGCAGCTGTTTTAATTACAACCTGAGCTGTTGAATCAATATCCATAAATCCATCAATAGTTGCACTCCATGATTGTATTCCACCTACAGATTTTGTCCAATCACTATCGAAATAAATTGCGTCGATAGTTTCATTGTTAATTGTAAGGTTGAAAGAAATCATACGAGCAATAACTTCTGTAGCGTTTTTAATCGCTGCGTTTTTTCCAGTCATTAGTGCCATAATAATCTTCTCCTATTAAAAGTCATCTTGATAATAATTTATATCAAAAAATATTATAAAATATCCAACAGGTGTTGATATACCACCATAGTTAGTCTTTGTACTTGTTATTAATGTATCATCACTATATGTATTGTCTGTTGAATATAGAAATTGTTCTACATCTTTAGCGAAATCATATATTCCATCATAGTCATCATAATCTTCTGTAACATCTATATATCCATAAACTATAAATCTATTATTTCTTAGTATTTCAGTATCTAGTAATTGTTCAACAACATTATCTTCATATGACCAAAGACCGATACCAGGTCTTGTAGGAAACTTATCAGGATTAACAACTCCAATTCTAACATCTGCTACATCAGTTTTATATCCATTAGTAACACTTATCTTTTCATTCATATCTTGTTTTAATTGTTGAATTATATCTTTTCTTGTCGCCATATTTACCTCCACTGAGTCCTTTTATCTATCTCCTCATTTATAATAGTCTCAAACATTGAATCTTCAATAACATTTTCAATTGCTGGAGTTAAAAAAGCACGAGGTTTAATATTACGACTTGAATCTCCATATTCATGAGTAGCAGCATATTCAATATCAGCAGTTAATGAAGCTTCAATTTTATTCATATTATCTTTAACTTCAGATGTAATAATTCTTCTTAAACTACCAGATCTAGCAGTAAGAATTTTAGAATCAACAGGAGATGTAGAAGAACCATTTTTAAAATACTTTTGTTTAGATTTAGCTTCTGCTTTTAACATAACTTTTTCAAATGCTGGTTTTAAAGCATCTTGAAATTGTATTGGAAACTTTTTAATATTTCTCTTTGAATTATCATCTAATCCTATTTTAAATTTAAACATTTTATACTCTTATATTCTTATATTTAGTAAGTATTTGTTTTGTAGAAGGCATTAATCCATCATCAACTCTATTAATTGATCCATCTTCAAGAGATTTAGATATTAAATCAAAATCATATCTATTTTTAAATGCTCTTGAAACTTCTTTAATACAAGCTAATTTTAAATCACCAGGAATAGTAGCAAACCCACCATTGTAAGTAATTTTAATATTCTCATTACCTTCATAGAATCCAAATTTAAATGTTAAGTATCTACCATTTTTAATTCTATAATCATCAGAATCAATTAGAGTATTTTCACCCCAAGTCCAATCAGAGTCATCATAAATACTAGCAACTGAATTTAAAGGTGTATTAGTTACAAATAAATATTGACTATTCTTACTATCAATATATTCAGTGTAATCATTATCATGAAAGCTATCAACCCCACAATATGTCTCAAATTGATCTGTAATATTATCAATTAATGCTTCAATGTTATCATCGTCTTGTGATTTACTTTTATCCATATCAGGAAAGTAGTAACGTTTAACATCATCGAGAGATACCAGAGCGTTGTCAGATAGTGCCATGATTAATCTCCTTTAGTTTTATATTTATCCCTTGTTGAGGAAAGTTTTCTAGGTTTTTCAGTATTTCTCTTTCTTTCTTTTGAAGAAACATAAATTACTTTTTCAAATTTTTTATTTTTGTCTATCATAGTTATCACCTTATGTAAATATGGGTGATCTAAATTAATAGACCACCCAAGTTAAGGTTTATTAGTCAGCGGCTGTTCCAAGTAAAGAGAAGTTACCTTCATGTAGAACTCCACCATCTGCTCTCATATACATTCTAAACATTGTTTGATAAGCTTTAAACTCAGTTCCTGCATAAGGATTTAATTCAAGTGATGTAGGAGCTAATTTCATAGCTAATGCATAACTGTCCATATTTCCAAATAAACAGAAGTCTTGAGCTGCAGTTGTATCAGTACCAGAAATAGCATCAACTTCAACAAATGGATAGCCATAAATAGTAGGACTTTGAACTCCAGAAATACCATCCATTAGAATTGCTCCACCAGAACCGTTATTAAGAGTTCTAATATAAGTCATTGCTTCTTTTGGTAAGAAGAACTTAGCACCAACACGTCTTGAAGCTGGTATTGTTTGGATCATGTTAATTAAATCCAAAGCAGTAATATCACCAAGATCAGTTCCAGCACCAACTGCTGAAGTGGTCATACCAACTTTAAAATCGTTAGTAGTAACACCAGTTAGTAAGCTTGAAGTGAAAGTTGAACCATTAAATACTTGATTATCAATTTCTTGCGCCATTGCTCTGATAGCTTGTTTAGTAATAAAACCTACAACATCATAACCAGCATCTTGCATTAGTTCATTACTCATTAAACCCCAGAATCCACCTCTTTTAGCAACTAGTTGTAAATTACCAACTGTAGGTTCTGATTCACTTGATGCTGCTTCTTCAGCCGCCCAAGTTACTGTAAGACCTGTTGCTTCTTTAGGAATATTTAATTCACCAGTACTAGCAGGGAAAGTAAACATATTAGCATTACCCATAGCTGCTGAATAAAGAGCTGCTTTATATTCTACTTCAGCCGCCCAAGTTTCAGGAACTAAGTAACCACCTTCTGAATCTGTACCAAGTTGCATTGCTGCTTTTGTTGCAGAAAATCTACCAGTTTTATTATAAACATCCATAATATCAAGAATTTCTTTAACAGCTTTGTCTCTACTTTCTTCATCAGTAGGTGCAAATACTTCATTAGCGCCTCTGTATTGTTTTCTGATTGAATAACCTTTATAATTATCAGAAGTACCGATTGAAAATGTTTTAGTATCTTTCTTATCAACTGGAGCTGCTTTTAATTTAGCATTTTCAGCTTTAAGATCTTCTAATTCTTTTTCTTTTGCAATTCCATCTGCGATTGCTTTTTCAGTTGCTTTTTCTTCTGCTAATGCTTTAGCTACTTCATCAGCGATTGCTTTTAATTTGTCTTTATCCATTTTAATTACCTCTTTTTTTTAAAATAAGTTTATTTAATTTAATATTTCATCCAAATCAGAGTCTGTTATCTCATCTGTTGAATGCAATGAACTTTTCGACTTTTGGTCTAGTTCATCTACAACATCTTCAAATAACTCATCTATATATGCATCAAGAGTTTCCTCTTTATGTAACTCTTTTCTTAGAGATTTGACTTCTAGTTGTAAAGAAGCTAATTGCTCTGCTATATCATTTATATTATGTTCTTTATTTTGGTCGGTGTCTTGGTCTTCGGTTTCAGATTTAATCCACTCAAGTTCTTTCTTGTCAATTATCTTATCTTCAAATGCTTTATCAAAAGATCTATTAGTAATAAGAGCAGATTGATTAGCAGGGACATTAACTAAAGATATTTCAAGTAATTCTGAATTATTTAAATTATATCCACCACGATCCTTATCATATTCACTCTTTTCGTAATTAACTGCGAATCCAATAGAACTTGCATTAATATATCCACCTTTGACAAGTTTATAAACAGTATCAGCAAATTCATACTCATCTTTCTTAGCAAATTGAAGTTTAAATTTCAATTGAGTATTATTAGCAGCTTTCATAACACTAACTGCTTTAGCTACTGGTAATTCTCCAGATTTATGTGACCATAATACAACTGGATTAGTTTTGTAGTTTTTAAGATTCATTGTTTTAATATCAACGATATCTTTATCTCTATCTACTTCAAGAGAAGACCCAATAACTGTTACTTCTCTCTTGTCAGAATTTTTGGATTTAATTTCTAACCCAAATTGATGTTTAATTTTATTTGACATTAGGTTTCTCCTTTAATCATTATTATGATCGCATATGCATCCAGGTTTACAATTATTTGGGAAATCCAAACAATCACCTTCTTCATATACACCAAACGGTTTATTATTTCTAAAAGTTTTATCGTAATTATCACGATATTTTTTATTTGTAGCTTTGTGATCTTTATTCATCATGTTTTCAGCCATTTTAACTCCTTTAATCAACTTGAGGTGATATTGAACAGGTACAATTAACTGTATTCTTAGCAGATGCATTTACATCACCTGGATACATTAAAGATTCCCCACCAACATCAAATGATTCATTCATTTTTATAGTAGTACCTGTTACTGCTGAATGAGAATCTCTAGTTCCACCAACCCATCTCTTTTTAGTAACACCTTTGTCTTTATATGTTTTTATTTGCTGTCCATTAATTAAAGCACCACCTTCTGTTCTAGCAATTACTTTAGATCTTGTTTTAGATATATGTTTATACATTGATTTAATATCTTTAGCAATTTCTGGTATTGCTCTTCCAGATTCTATACCTTCTTCAACAATTCGTTTAATAGTTCCAGCAGTTGAATTATTAATTGATGTTAAAACTTTAATTCTTTCCTTAATAAGTTTTTTATCAATAGTAAACTTAGAATCTACTTGATTAATATTAATTAATGCAGATTTAGCAGCATCTTCAGCTATTTCTTTATAAACAGGACCAAATGTTGGAATTAATTTCTTATTTTGAGCATCTATAATATCAATATCATCTAAAATAACATTTATTTCCGCTGAAGTTGTCTTATTTCCTGTTAATGCAGCTAAAACAGCTTTCATTTGTTCAAACCAGTAAGTTTTAAGTGTCTTTGTAATTAATTTCTCTGATTTAGATCTAACTCTTATAAATCTTGATCTAACTGATTTATTTTCTATATCTTTTGTAATTTCTTTACCAGTTATAACAGACATTTTTGAAATATCAACTTTACCTTCATTATTTACTATTGGATCATCAGCAAATGGATCTTCTCCTACTTCAACCATTGACATATTCATATAACCAACATCTAATTTATCAATATTACCAATTGGAAGGTTATAAGCTTCTGCTAACACATTAAATGGTACACCAAGATTAGCATAGATTGAAATTACATCTGCTTGCTCTTTCATATCCTTTTGCATCTCTCTAACTTCAGTAATATCGAATTTAGCAGTAATTGTAGGATCATAAAAGTTTAATAAGAAATTGTTTATAGCATCTTCGTATCTTCTAAGATAAGAAAACATTGCTGAGTTCCAAAAAGACTTATTAAATGATTCAGCATTTGAATAATTAGCATTTGTTAGATCATTAATTTTTGGAGGTGGTACAAAGAACGCTGCTGCTATATTATTAGCTGCATAACGTCTACATTCTACAAACATCATATCTTGTTGTGATAAACCAAGAGTTTTAATGTCCATTCCAGGTCCACCAACCATTCCTTTGTTATTTCCACCAACACCACCATGAGTTGCATTATATTGTTTTAGAAATTCAAGCATTTGGTCGTCAGTTGATTCATCTTCAGCAGGTCTTGTGAATATAAAACCAGGTCTTGCTTCATTTACGAAGTGACTCTTTGAAAATTGAGCAGCTAAGTAATCAGCATCCATATCATATTTAATAGATGATAATGGAGATAAACCCCTAACTGAATTATTAGGATTTCTCTTTTTAATATGTAATATCTCATCTAAAGTGAATTTTTGGTCTTTATTATATATCCAACCTGTTAAAAACTTTTTATCATTAATCTCTGCTTCCATTAATTTAGGGTCTAAGTTAATTAGCTCCGCAGGTAACTCTCTATTTCCTGCACTTTTCACTTTATACCAGAAACATTCACCATATAATGCAAAGAATGTAGTTGTTTCCTCAAAGAAGGTTTGTGCACTATTTTGACCATTAGGTCTACGAAATAGTTGAACAACAGGGTCATTAGCTGGTAATTCGTCCTCACCTCTCCAGAATTTAATCTTAGCAAGAGCTATGTTAGTCGCAATTAATGTTACACACGTATAAACAATTGAAGAATCGCTCATAGGATTATTAACTGAATTGTTATTTTGATTTAAATTCAATAATCCACCATTCTTCCAAGATGCATGAGACCCCATAGTCATAGTTTTTGGTTTTAAATTGAAAGCTTTCCAAGCAAGTCCAAATTTATCAAGTATACTCATAATTTTATTCCTTATAATGTTATTAGACTGACATGAATCTTACTTTTCATGCAGAAAGTCATAGCAAATGCATCGCCAGTATCAGGTGAATGTTTAAATCGCTTAATATATTGCTCTTTTGATTCACATTTGAATCTTCCAGAAGCATCAGGTACATTATGCATAGCAGATAGTTCTAATATTAAATCACCATCATCAGGTATATCCACATCACCCTTAAACCATTCAGATGCTTGTTTCCACCATTCTGCTTTCTGATTAAAGTTATATTTCTTATGTACTGCTTTATTTGAAGCAATAGCAGCGATAACAGGTAACTTTAATTCTCTCATTCTATCGTAAGCACCTTTACCAACCCCAATTGAATCAACATTTATTCTAGTAGGTTTCAATTTGTCATCTGTATTATCATATTCCTCTTTAACTTTCGCTACTACTTTCATTGTATCTCTAAATTTCCATTTCTTTATATCATCAAACACCTTATTCTCTTGTCTTTTCACTAAAACACTTCTATCATTACCAGCAGCCATATCTAACCCCCAAATTATAGGTTCAATCTCACTTTCTGGTATATCTGTTAAATCTTGATCAAATATCGAGTCTAATGTGTATTCTTTCGCTCTTTGTATGTTTTCTTTAGCAATAATGGTTCTTTCTTCCTTTAATGGAAATTCACCCATTACTTCTATCATATATTGGTCAGTTCCTTCACCACCGCAATCATCAATCAATTCTTGAAGGTCTTTAGCTGTTATATGAGCACTCTTATGGCAACTCATATGTTTTAAACTGAATATCTTTCGTTTATGTGGATCATGAAACGTCTCAAAATAATAACCAGTTACTCTACGAGGGTTTGAAATTAGTAATAATCTATTATCTTCTTCAGTTAACGATTTAGATATAACCCCAAGTATAGCATCATCAACACCAGACGCTTCATCAATTATATATAACATATGTTCAGCATGTGCACCAGCCATTGAGTCCGGATTCTCTTTTCTAGCAGACCTAACAACACAAAACCATGTTAATGGGTGTTCTTTATGTTTTATTGAATTGTTTTGTACATCAAACATCTCTTTAAATAAAGGATTCATGTTATTATGCATAGCTTTAATTGATTTCCATAATGTAGACGACAAAGCAGTTGAAGAAGGACCAGCAAGGTAAATATTAGAATGTGGGCGGGTAATTAGAAAGTGCCACACTAACATAGCAGCAATCCATGTCTTACCAGTTCCACGACCTGATCTTACAGATGTTCTCTTACCTTCATAGACGGTTCTTAGTATTTCTGCTTGTTGGTCATCAGGCACTACATTTAATATAACTTGACTAAAAAGCACAGGATCCCAATAATACATATTCTGAAGTTGTTCTAACACTCCTTGAATATCTTGTTTAGGTAAAGGTTCTTTAGTTTTAGTTATCTGCATATTAATCCTCTATTTCTACATCAATTATATTCTTTTCATTCAATAACTTTTGTTCTTTAGTTTTCTCAGCTAATTGTAGTAATTGATCACTTAATGATATCTCAACATTATGATTTACTTGTTTTGTTTTTAATTCTTCATTATGATACAGTTCCATCAAATATTTAATAGCATTGAATTGTAATTGTGTTGCTTTCTTATTAGTTCCATGTGCTATCTTAGCTAATTTCATATGTAATGTTTTAATACCTGTTCCACTATAAAATTCAATCATCTCTTTCATATTAGTTGGATCTTTTCTTTTTTTAGATCTACTTCTATCCCCATTTATAATTCGATTGTAAGGATTTCTCAGTGATCCATTACGTTCCCACTTATAATCTTCTGGCAACGGAGACCCATAATCTAATTTACGAAGCTCATCTTCAACTGCGTATCTTAATTTCTTTTCGTCATTTGTCTCATCTGTTGCTTTTTTCATTTATAATACCTTTATTTTTTAAAATTAAGTGTGGGACTAAGTAGAATGAAGTACTTAGCCCCACAAGGAGGAAAACATGAAAAATGAAAGAAGTGGGTGTATCAAGTCCACTTATTAATATGTTCTTATTTTTTTAGATAGAAAGCATCCTAGAATTTGTTTTGGATATTGTTTTAGAATTTTAGCGGGATTGTTAGTTGAGGTTGTTAGTTGAGGTTGT